CGAGAATTGAAAACGAAGCCAAGGAAAAGCACCACCTAGATCACGAATCTAGACTGTTTCTTTGTTCTATATTAACATATACAGACGAGGCCATTAAGTATCTAAATGAAGTTCTTAGTTACTGCAACGACTACAACCCCAAAAAATCTTCTGCGCACATCAATGATTGGATTAAGAGAAGAGACATAGGAATTGGTGGTAGACCATATACTTGCGAAAGAGCAAATGCTGCGGGTGTAGGATGTGGTGATTGTTCTCTTCAACAAAATAAAAAATGGGTAAAGATAGGCGATAAATATATGGAAACAGATGAAAAAGTATCGCCTTCACCTATCAGATTTGCCTATAATGTAAAAAAGAAAGGTGGCGAAAATAAACATGATTAAAAACCCAGATGACGTAGTTGCCGTTTGTAGTGAATGTCATTCAGATCAACCAGATGAATATATGTACAGAAATCCATTTGCTCAAAATGGAAGCAGTGTTCCATGTAAGTATTGTGGTGGAGTTGTTGTAATAACATATAGAGAAATAAGAGATGACGCTCTTGATGAGAGCGATAGAAACAGAGGAATAAATTGAAAAATTGGACAAACCTACACAACCACACTGTCTACTCTATGCTAGATGGACACGGTAGGATTGATGAGTATTTGTCAAGGGCTAAAGACCTTGGCATGGTTGGCTTAGCTACGACTGACCATGGCAATATCCATTCTTGGCTCGACTTTTACGACGCTGGAACAAGCGTTGGGGTAAAGCCAATTCTTGGATCAGAGTTTTACCAGGCTAGAAAAACTAGATTTGACAAAGATGAGGAAGAGAGAGCTGGCAAAGCGAAAAACGAGTGGGAACAAAGAGGTCCATATCACATAACAATTCTTGCAAAGAATAATATAGGATATAAGAATATTATCAAGATATCTTCTAGATCTTACACAGAAGGTTTCTATGTAAAGCCTAGAGTAGATCATGATTTAATTGCGGAACACTCAGAAGGAATTATAGTTTTATCAGGTTGTTTGAATCGGAGAATTATCGCAAGCCCTTCTTAGAAACGATTACGACTTTGCTTTAAATGCTGCGCTCAAGATGCAGGATATTGTAGGCAAAGAAAACTACTTTATTGAAATCCAAAATCACGGATTATCAGAACAGATAAAGATAACAAATCAACTTGTACAGATAGCAAATAAGATTGGGGCAAGAATAGTCCCAACTGGAGACTGTCATTACGTCCATAAAGAAGACGCACATGCTCACGACGTCATGCTGTGCGTAGCCACAAACAGTAACATTTATACCGAAAATAGATTCTCTTTTAATGGAGATAACTTTTACCTAAAATCATATGAAGAAATGGCATCTACTTTTGATGAGCCCTGGTTAAAGAACACTCTTTATGTATCAGATATGGTTGATGTTAATTTAAGATTTGGTGATCTTTGCTTTCCCAATTATCCAATACCAAACCAACAAGACGTTGATTCATATTTAGATGGATTAGTTTGGTCAGGACTTAGAAAGAAGTATGGCGAATCTTTATCAGAAGAGATTATCTCTAGAGCTAACCACGAATTAAGAGTCGTGAAAGAAATGGGATTTCCGGAATACTTTTTGGTGGTATCTGATCTGGTTAATTGGGCAAAAGACAATGGCATTAGAGTTGGTTGGGGAAGAGGTTCCGCTGCCGGAAGCATTCTTTCGTATGCATTAGGCATTACGAATCTAGATCCGCTTAAGTTCGGATTGATGTTTGAAAGATTCCTTGTAGAAGGAAGAAAGTCAATGCCTGATATTGATCTTGACTTTGACGACAGACATAGAGATAAGGTAATTGAATATGCAAGATCTAAATATGGGCATGACAGAGTAGCTCACATTTGTACGTTTAATAAAACTGGCGCAAGACAATCAATTAGAGATGCTGCTAGAGCACTAGGCTATGACTTTTCTACTGGAGACAAGGTATCTAAATTAGTTCCTCCACCTGTTCTTGGGGTCTCAAAAAACCTAAACGAATGCATGCAGGTTACAGAGTTTAAAAAGGAATATGAATCAAGCGAAGATAGTAAGACAATTATCAACGCAGCTTTTGGATTAGAAGGTCTGGTAAGACAGACTGGCGTACATGCTGCAGGAGTGGTTATATCAAGAGGTCCGTTGACAGACCACCTGCCCGTCATGCAAAAGGGTGTAGATTCCCCAATTGTTACTCAATGGGATATGGGAAGAGTTGAACAGTGTGGTCTTTTAAAGATTGACTTCTTGGGTCTAAGAAACCTTGGCGTTATTGATCACTGTCTAAAACTACTAGAAAAAAACAAAGATATTAAAATTGACCTAGACAAAATACCCCTAGAAGATAAAAAGACTTTTGATGAACTTTGCAAAGGGAACGCAATTGGTGTCTTTCAGCTTGAATCAAATAGCATGAGAGAGATGATGATTCAGCTTCAACCTAAAACCATTGAGGACATAATGGCGCTAATATCGCTTCACAGACCAGGCCCTATGGGTTCTGGCATGGATAAACTTTATATAAATAGAAAACATAACAGAGTCCCAATTGATTATGATCACCCAGCAATGAAGTCCGTCTTGCAGGACTCTCTTGGCATCATGCTTTATCAGGAAGATGTTTTAGCTGTTGCTCGTGAACTAGCAGGCTTTAGTGTATCTGAAGCTGACGACTTAAGAAAAGTCATTGGCAAAAAGCAAATGGATAAGATTCCGAAAATTAGAAAACAATTTGTTAACGGATGTTTGGGCACTGTTGACATCACAAAAGAAAAAGCTGATAAGATATTCTCGGACATTGAGTACTTTGGTGGCTATGGCTTCAATAGAGCGCACGCTGCTAGCTACGCAATGGTTTCTTACATAACGTCATACCTAAAGACTCATTACGCAGCAGAGTATATGGCAGCGTTACTCACTTCTGTGGCTGGGAATAAAGATAAGTCAGCACTGTATCTTTCTGACTGCAAAAATCTCGGTATTAAAGTAGCACCTCCGTCTATCAACCTGTCTATGCATGACTTTGAGGTCCTGTCGGATAAAGAAGTTTTATTCGGATTGTCTGCCATAAATGGAATTGGTCCAGCTATAGCTGACGCAATAATCGGATGCAGAAGCGCGCAAAATCCCTATTCTTCAATGCATGACTTTATGAGAAGATGTGACTCAGTTATCTTGAAGAAATCAACTATAGAGCATTTAGCTGCGTCTGGAGCTTTTGATGAGCTTATTCATTTAGAAGATGAAATAGAACTCAATAGAAGAAGAGAACTAGAAATTCTAGAAAGAGAAAAAAGTGAACTAGGAATATATGTTTCCAAGCATCCTATAGAAGGTGTCTGGGATGTTATTAAAGAAAAGATTGATTCTGACATCTTTGACCTCGCTGAATACTCTGCTGGGTCTAAGGCAAGAATCGGTGGAGTCATAACTTCTTGTAAAAAAATCATTACCAAAAAGGGCATGAAAATGTTTAAGATGAACATTGAAGACTTAACTTCTGGCATAGAAGTAATCATATTTCCCAAAGAAGCTAGACAAATGGAAGATGATTTTTTTTCAGAAGGGGATATTGTTTTAATTAATGGAACAGTCTCCAAAGAAGGTGACGAAGAATCTTCTGCTGTTAAAATAATTTATTCTTCTTGTGAAAAAATAGATAATGCTATATTAACTGGTAGTAGGCCTATAATTTTAAAAGCTAATTCAATAATCTCTAATGAAAACATACAATCAATGTATGATATAATCAATGCTACAAATGGAGCTTCAACTGTATTTTTAGAAGTGACAGATGGCATTAAGAAGTATAGTTTCAAATTTAATAAAACTACTTCTTTAAAAGTAGAAGATAAATTACAATCAATAATCAACTTAGGGTAAAAGATGGTTAGTCAAGTAAAAATAAATCCAACGCACAAGCCTTGCTGGACATTTTGCTCCTCATGCAATAGATGTCAAGATAAGGGTAGATACAGCAAGTGTTCGGATTGCAGTGGAAGATATGATCCAAATTTAAAAATACTTCCACATCCAGATGATTTCTGCGACTGCAAAAATGGTGTTCTTAGGTGGAGAACTCAAGAGGGCAAAGTTATTATTACAAAATTTAAGTCTAACCCATTTAAGGGTAAAGTAACATACGAAAAGAAATCAGAAGATGAAAGAGATTGGGATTCATATGTTAAAGACATGAGAGAAAAACTTAATGACCCCAATTGGAATCCAATAACAATAGTGGAGGATTAATTATATGTTAAGTGAATCAGGAAGAATAACTAAAGGTTCTGCAACTCTTATTGAGTATCAAGAGAATGAAAACTCTATTCCAGATACATTCTTTTTACAAAGCGGAGTTGTTGGCATGTACGCTTCTGCCGAGGAGCTAAAAGATATTTATACAATACTTAACTACTATCTAAATATAGACGACCTTACTAATTGTAAGATTAAAATTGGAGATGAGTATGTCGACATTTAATAACGATGACTATATGGAGATAACAGAAACAGGCTGGATGCCAGTTGGTGATGGATGTTATTTAAATAAATTTAATGGCCACACAATTGATCAAATTGGCAGGGAATATGATCAGAACGGCAATTTAGTATATGACCCAGAAAGTAGTAATGAACAGCATTAAAGTTAGATCGGTAACAGATTTAGATCCATTACAAAAACTGTGTTTAACTGACTTTTCTTATTCAAGACTAGATACATATAACGTGTGTCCAGCTAAATATTTTTATAGCTATATACAAAAAGAACCAAGGACATTTAATAATGCAGCAGTTCTTGGAAATATTGTTCACTCCGTTTTGGAAGAGTGCTTAGACAATAACTCTGAACTTAATTTAGAAAAACTTCAGCAAGAATACGTAAAGCAAAAAGAAAGCTACGACCCAATTGGTCATATACCTGAAGAGTTAATTTCTGTAGGGTCAGAAATCATTAATGAATTTTATGATAAACACTCTGAGGATTCTTTTGATATATATGAAAAAGAGTTTCAATTTAGCTTTGTGATAGGTAATTACCTTGTCAATGGGTACATAGATAGAATAGACATCTACGACGAAAAAACTATTAATATTATTGACTATAAAACCCGGAAAATGGGAAGTGGCTCAAAAAGATGTTGCAGCGAATTTACAGCTTGGGATATACGCCCTCGCCGTCTCCCTTGCGTTTCCAGACAAAGACATTAGAGCAGAGTTATATTATTTAAGATCTGGAAGAAGAAAAGCCCACACCTTTACCAGGGAAGATATTGAGCAGGTTAAAGTTTCTTTACTAGAAAAGATCAATCAGGTAGTTCAAAACAGCTCATTCCTACCTACGTCCAATGAAAGAAATTGCACCTTCTGCGACCACTCCAAGTCAGGGGCATGTGCTACAGGAGTAGCTAGATTAAAAAGAATGGGTAAAATATAAAAGCCAGGGCA